AATATTGTGAAACATGTAAAGTTGAAGCTAAGAATGCCATATATGGAGATAATCAAAATGATTGATGTGATAATTCCTGCATATGATTGCGGTGCTACAATTGATAAATGTTTAGCTTCACTAATGTGTCAAATTGATATGAATTTCAAAGTGATATTAGTAGATGATAATTCTGATATACCTTTAAATAATATGATAAATCGATATAATATTGATATATTGTATATACGCAACACTAAAAATTATGGATGTGGATTGAGTCGACAAATAGGAATAAATAATGCTACATCTGATTATATTATATTCTTAGATGCTGACGATATTTTGATGCCATATGCAATTAAATTGTTAAATGATGCTATAAAACAACAACCTAATGGTGATGTTTATTATGCAGGTTTCTATCAGTTGAAAGATAGTAAACTTCAAACTAATCTGATGGATAATACCCATTGTCATGGTAAATGTTATAGTCGTAAATTCTTGACGGAATTTAATATTACTGCATCTGATAAAATTAAATTTGCAGATGATTCATACTTTAATTCAATTGTATTAGAATTGTCTAGAAATACTATAATGTTAAAATACCCTATTTACATATGGATAAGAAATCAATATGCTATTACATATTCTAAATCATTTAAAGATCAAGCATTAGCTGATTTTATCAATGCTATGGTTTTAAGTATACAAAAATTACTAGACCATAAATCTCTCGAAGATATTAGATTCACACAAACTGTTGCAGATAGTATAATATCACAATTCAAACATCAATATGTTGATTTACCTAGCATTGAAAAACATAGATCAATTGAAGCAATCAAACAGTATGATAATATAGCGAATACTGATATTTATTCTAATGTTAAATCACTAATTTAAAATGATATAACCTTTTATAAAACTGCAAATAAACATTATAAAGTAGGTGAATTTCATAAATTATGTCAAATACTATTTATAATGAAGGTAGAGTAGTAGGTTATTCAGCTTATGAACAATATGTTAAGAATTTTTTATCTGAAAATCCTGATAGAATTCCTGCAACAGAAAGAGAATGGTTAGCATCTACTATAGCTGACGGATCATCAATGCTTTTGAGACTTGGTACTGATGACATAAGTATGCCACATTATCGTGATATATCATTACCTAGTGATAGCAGATTGTGTACAGCTAATACTATAGTGGGCTCAATTTTCTTAGGTGAAGGTTACTTTAACCCAACAGGTTCAAATATAATAGGTGAAAATTCATTGGATGTTGGTGATAATGTATTTGCTTGTAGAATAAAAGATTATGGTGAGTTATTGAATAATTCATCTACTTCTTGTCCTCCATGTGGTGATTACGATCAATCTAATATAGATTCAACAACATATCCATTAGGTAATGACAAAGGAGCATTAGGTTATAATATAACCCGTAATAATGTAACTACTACGTATGCGTTATCAGAATTAGATCAAACAAAGTTGATGCAATACATCAAAATTGCAGATGGATTGGTACTACAACCTGGTGAGTGGACTAATAATGATTATGAAGGTATTACTGATAGAAAACCTGAAATGGATTTTAAGCCAAATATGAGTCAACCTCCAATTATTAGATTGTTATTTACATCTAATGTATCAACTCCATTTTATGTATTGTTTACAGGATTTACACATAGAACTGTAATCGAAGGTACAACTGGTATAGATACTTCTGTGCATACTGGTTCACCAGAAGATGGAGATTTCTTAGGTCCTGCTACATATCCATGGGCTAATAAAATTATATTTCATACTCCTGGCATACTTACATATTATATTAAAAATGGTATTCAACCATATCAACCGTCTGATGAAGAAAAATCAGAATATGGTGAACAAGGTACAGAGTATGATAATGTAGAAATTCATCAAGATGATGATACTCCAAATGTAGGTATCGAAGTTAGAAAACAAATATCACCGAAATCTGGAACAGAAGAGGATGGGCAATCCTATAATAATGTTACAATTTATCCAGCACATAATGCTCATAAAGACAACGTAACAGTTGAAGTTCAAAAACAAATTACAGCTGCTAATGATAATGTTATTATAACTCCTGAGTATAATCGACATCAAACTGATACATCTATTGAAGTAAGGAAAAATGTGTGTAGTGGAGCATCTAATATACGAGTTGATAATACTACAGATGATAGTACTTCTGGAGATGTTAATCATTCCACTAAAACAGCAATCATTGGTATACATCATATTCATACTGATGATACATTTACTACAATTATTCAAAAAAACGGTGAATCTGAAGCAACTAATGGGGATGGTGCATCAGATACACAAATATCTATAGATTCAGGAAAATTAGTTGGATCAGGATTAACTACTACAGGTATTGGAATAGAACAACCAGAATCACCAGGTGAACCAACTAAGCTTAGTCTAGAATTATCATCAGGTACAGGAATTGGAATTGAGGATAACGGTAATGGACAATATGTAATCAATAACACTATGACTGGAGCCGGATTAAGCCGCCTTAAATACGGTGAAAATAAAGATTATACAATTGAATGGTTTAATGGATATAGACCTGGAAGGTGCAAATACAGTAGTAGTAGTGGGTTCACAATTACTTATCCAGATAATGAAGCTATAAATAAAGAAGGAACCTATTGTTCTGAAGCCGATATAAATTCATATATGAGTGTAAAAGTAGCATTAAGTAAAACGGGAGATACAATTACAGGCGGTACTTTACAGATATCTACTTCTGACAACTATAATGCTTGTTTAATTTGTACTAATGAAGAGGGTACTAAACCTGCAAATCTGTGTGCTGATGATGGCAATTTTTACGTAAATAGTATAAGACACGCTCAGGCATCATATTCTGATAGTAAAGCAAATGATAAGAACCCATCATATAATGGTGTTAATTCTAGAATATGTAAAATAAAATTTAACCCAGATAGTGAATATAAGTGCCTAAATAGTTGTACATTCACAAAAAATTCCATATTTACAGGAATATGGAATCTCAAATCAAGTACAGGTAATACTTGTGGTGCATCCTGGAATGCAAATGTAACTATTGAACCTGAACGGTATGACGAAGCTGGCGAAGGTTATTCCAAAGGTGATAAAACAAAAAAGGGTGTCATTTTATCAATAGCACAATATGCTGATGGATACAATGGACAGTTTGCAACATTAGCGAAAGGACTAGGGATAGATCTAGATAAAGGTGATGGTTTGTATTTGTCAGAATATGCTAACATGAATATTACTGCATCATTTACTATATCATCATCTGAAAGTTAAAATGGAAATCAATTATGAAACTATTATGTAAACAAAATTTTCAACCCTCAATACAAACAAATATACAAGTTAATAAGGTAGGAAAATATCTATATAAACATATTGATGGTGCATATAAATATAATAATTCTTCAAATATGTGCGATGTATATTTTATGCTATTATATCAAATACCTTATTGGGATAGAATACCTGGTAAGGGTTCTGATTACAACGATATGCACGAAATGACAATAGATATTAATCTTACTACATATCAAAATAAAATCCGTGTAAATATATTGGAGATGACTCCAGACGAAAGAACTTTGGGTTCATTTGTAATCAAACCTGAATATTTACATGATCTTGAAACTACTAAAAATATGATATTTGATAAAGTAGTAGGTAGAGTAAAGACAGCTTATGAAAAATATGAATTTCTATTCTAATTATTAGTTAGCGTTTCCATATTTTTCCTCCTTTCTAAAGGTCACTTTTCTTAATTGAATATACAGTTCATTTTATCAAATACGATTGATTGCCGTGAATCGTTATAAACTGTGTAGAAGAAATTAAGAAAGGTGGCCTAATTTTATGAATACTAAATGTACATATGATATAGATAAATTAAGTATATGCATACAAGACGCCTTGAATTCAGTAGTATATGAAATATTATGTGCAAATACTATTGATTTAATGATGGATAATTTAGCCAGGATAATTCACCAAAAATTCAATTGTCGTAGAGCTGTCCAAGTTATATACAATGCAGACTATAACAATAATATGATTCATATATTACAAATAAAATCTGAAGATATTCAAGATGTAAATATTACTATAAATTTACAATCTTATCAAGTTTTAATATTAACACAATAAATCGTGGGAGGTAAATTGATGAAACCAGGTCAATACTTTAAAAGTCGACAAAATGACAATAAAATCAAATATAATATGTTAGACTGGAGAAAAACAGCACAAGTCCCTAAAGACGGAGTTATTCAATATTTCAAATATAAACAATCTGATACATCATATCGACTTATAGTGATTACAGATTATCCTGGATATCTAATTGGTAAAGAAGGTCAAATTATCAAGTATTACGCAGCATTGATGAAATGTTGTGGTATAGATGCAATTGATATAGTAGAAGAGCGTAATGTGAAAACTACATAAGTAAGGTGTGAGTATACAAATGGTTGAAAACATTATGATTCAAGATCAAATTTTATTTAGAGGTAAACTTGATCCAGAATTCAATATTACATCTAGTAGCAATCAATGGGTCGAAGGATGCTTTGCTATGCATCCAACTTCTGAAGGATTATATCCATGTATCATAACATCTAACAGTTTAGGAGAAATATTTCCTAAATTCATAATTCCACAATCACTAGGACAATATACTAGAAAACGAGACGATTTAAACAATAAAATATTTCAATATGATATAGTAAGGTATTATCTTCCATTCAGTAAAGGCAATACAGATTCTAAATCATTTGATAATTGGCAAATTGGATTTATTGACTGGTATCAACCAGATTTAAGTTATGCAATAGTACTCAAAGATAGACATATTAGATTAAGTAATGCCGATAATGATATTGAAGTAATAGGAAATCTAATAGATAATTTAGATTTAGTTGATTGGTTAGATACAGAAGGTAAATATTATGATGGACTATAAAAGAGATTACATAATAGAATATATTACGAAAGAGTATGAAAAAGATCCAAAAGATATAAGAAATTTTGTCTTCATAGTATTTGATGATATTTTAGACATCTTATATCAACACGAATTAACTTCAAAACAATCTCAGATATTAAAACAATATATGAATGGAGATACTGAAACTGCTATTGCAAACCATATTCAAACATCTCAACCATCAGTATCAAGACAGTTAAATAAATTAAAACATAAAATAAATCTAATATTTATGTGCGTAGATAAAAGCATTCAGATAATATTAAAATTAATAATAAAATATAATTCTATTGATAGTTTGAAAGGTAATATCAAATATGATGATATATGAAAGATGCAAAACATGTCCGTTATATAGATATTGTATCACACAAAAGAAAGACCATGATAGTTGTGCAGATATGGTATCTAGATATAATGCAAATCTTTTAATACCACCAGAATTAATTGAAAATAGTTCATTTTAAAATACTAGAGTGAGGAATTAAATATGAGAATTAAATTTTATACAAGCAACGACAATCAATTTGAAATTGAGGAAAATGATTGTACTTTTACACTAGGAACTACATCTCTATTATTTAAGTATGTTGACATATTATCCTATGCATATGATTATATAACAGAGGAATTGTTTAAAGCTTTTAGTGGAGATGCAAAGTTTGATAAAATTGATTATTATGTAATTGTATCTACTGATTCTGTAGGTAATTTCATCTATGATATTGAATTTGACATTGAGTATGGTGGTAATACTATCGAATATACACATACACCGCATTGGACTACAGATACAATCAATTCTGAATTAGCACCTATTACAGATCTTAAAGAACTTAATACCTGGGTAATATATGAAGGTGAAGATATTAGTTCACTTATAGCAGAACATAATGAAGGTTCAGTTCCGACTATAATATATGATCACCCACTTAATATAAATGAAATTAAATTAAATTTAAAAGATATGATGTCGACTATTACAAATATATGCGAATTATTGAAAATCAATATAAATGATATAATGACATCTAATACTAATAAATAAAACAATAATAGGACAGAATAGATGAAATTTGATTGGAAAGACCCATTTACAAAACAAACAATAATATTTATAAGTATAGTATCAATATTTACTATTTCAATATGTATTTATACAATCATTGTACTGCACGAATAAGGTGATTATTATGTACTTTTTGATAACAGTTGGATTGGAGTGATAATAAATGTTTTGTAAAAATTGTATTCATTACAATAGGTGTAATGCTTTTATCAATGCTTTAAATCAAACTTTTGGATTTTCATATACACTTACGCTTTGTGAAGAATATAAAGATAAAACCAAATTTATTGAATTGCCTTGCAAGATCGGTGATAAATGCTGGAAATTTAGACCCAAAATTGATGATCTTGGATATTATACAGGATCATTTAAGATTGTAGAAAAGATCGTAAGTGGCCTTAGTATTAAGGTAAAAAGAGGTAGAATTCTTTATTTTGTACACTGTGAAAATGATAATAGCGAAATATGTGATATTGTTGATGCTAATGGCAATAGGGCATTTATTACTAATGAAAAAGGTATTAAAAGAGTTTATTTTGATTATGAAGAAGCAGAGGCAAAATTAAATGAGTTAACAAAATAAAAAGAAAGCATATGAATAATAAAAGTTATAGATAGGGGATTGATAATATGTGTATGGAATTACCGCAAAACAATATTGTGCCAAAGAGTAGTGTTCAAACATTATTAGATTTAGTAAAAGAAAATCCTGATTTACCAGTAATTCCAATGATAAATAGCGAAATAGTCGCAAGTTATGATTACAATTATTATGTAGGTTCGTTTGCTAACTGTGAAATTGGATATTACTATTGTTCAGATGAAAGAATTTATCTTGATGAAAGCGAACTTGTTGATGATATTCTTGACAAATATTATGCTGAGGAAAATTGGAAAAATTTGAACTATAAGGAACAAGAAGAAAAAGCAGAAAATATTGCCAATTCATTGATGACAAAAGCAATTATCGTTTATATTGAATTTCCGGAGGTATAATAATGCAGAAAATAACGAATAGCGACATAATGATAAGATTGTCACCTTTAGATGTTAATTTAATTATATCTGGTAAGAAGACTATTGAAATTAGAAAATCAAAACCAAAACAATTGGAAACACCTTTTAAGGTGTATATTTATTGTATTGATATTGAACGATATTATTTAAAAGACAAATATAGTAAAATTTATTATCCTATTGATAAAAATGAAATTGATGTAGTTGATCAAGACTTTGTAATGAATGGTAAAGTTGTTGGTGAATTCATCTGTGACAAAATATATCAATATACTACTACCGACTTTAAAGACGGTACTGATATTGATGATGAAACGATTACAAAATTGTCTTGTCTAACAAAAGATGAAATTAAAGATTATGAAATCACTACTGGTTATTTTGGCGTATTTGGTTGGCATATTTCAGACCTTATGATTTATGATAAACCAAAAAGTTTACAATATTTTACAAGATATTGTAAGTATAATTGTGATAATTGCAACGACCGTATAATATTTTCTAAGCATCATAGATTTCGTCCACCACAGGGTTGGGGTTATGTAAATCTATGTAGACGAAAGGAATTTAATTGTATCAACAAATGATCATATACAGAACTCAGACGAGGAATGATAAATAGATGAGATGTGACAGGTGTCATAATATTATAGATAAAAATAACATACATATATTAACGGTAACAGATAATTTAACTACAGATATAGGATATAATGTTCCAAATTTAGTAAATGCTCAACTATGTCCAAAATGTTCACATATACTAAGAGATTGGATATATCAAAATGGCGATTTATATAATACAAATATTTATAGTGAGGTTTAAATATGACAGTATCGGAAGCTATAAGACGAATTCAAGAACACAAACAATTGTATACTATTTCAAGTAAAAACCGACATGGTGTAGAACCTGTAATGCTTAACCATGCTTTAGATATGGCAATTGATGCATTAAAATCAACCCAAAAGGATGATAGTTTAGATCAGGATAAGTATGAATTTTCTACTTACTTTGAATTAATTCAAAATAGAGATATAAACTTCTTAAGTGAATTTATACTAAGTATGATATTAACTTGTTCCTACAACCAAACTGATGTAGAACAATTAAATAATGCTCAAATTAATTTATTGCTTCGTAACATAAATGTATTGTTATCTAGCAGACCGACACCCGATGACTTAGCACACAGCATCGAACATTAAATACCTGAATACAACCTTTAATATTAATGAATGTAATGACTAAGAAATAAGGTAGGATGTTGATTTTATGAAACTTACATCATATATGAAAAGGGATACTATATCAAATAATTCAAGTTCATTTAGAAATGAATTCATAGATATGATGAATTTTTTAGGATTTACAAAATGTGAAAATGATTTATTTTCTGGTCAAGATGCATATGAATTTAAAGCAACACTATATAATAAATGTAAAATACACATTACAGTTGTTTATTCTAATATTGAAAATACTATATTTGTTATGACTTCTGATAGTACTAAAGTTAATGAATACACATCAATTGATAAATGTTATGATGCAATAATCAATTATTTTGATTCATTCCAATATCAAATAATTGAAAATTGTGTATTATTAGATACTCAATATCGACAAAATGTAATTCAAGCAGCAATCAATACTCGTGATGCTGCTAAAAATATGGTAAGAGTGAAGTCATCTAATGTATGGTCTTATGGAATCAATGTTCGTAAACATGGAGATAATATAGGAGATGTACTTTGTCAGTTTAAAGGTACTAATGGAGGCCCAGGAGATTTATATATCTATTATGATGTTCCAATACGTGTTTATAAAAGATGGGTATCTGCACCTTCGAAAGGCCATTATTTTTGGCAGTATATTAGAAATAATTATAAGTATTCAAAATTGACTGGAAATAAGAAAGGTGTATTACCTAATGCAATCAACTAAATATTAATAAACTATTAATAAAGTTGAATTTCATATGAGTTTCAAATATAATATAATTATCACATATAACGGAGGAATTATATTATGCCAAATCAACTCTATACATTCAATAAAATCATTCGCATTAAAGTCATTCCTAAATTATTATCAAAATATGGTGAAAAATTAGATTTCTATCAACAATCTAATTTTTATAGGATTAATATCAACATCAATCCAAATTTGGATTATTGGATTGGAGTAGATATTACAGAATATAACAATTTAAACTCTAAGTTTGATACATCTATAGCTATATACACTATTAGTAAACATACAGGAGCAATAGAAAATTTTCAAGAATCACATAAATTCATATCCAATTCAGCCATTAAAACATCTGAATTTATACTTACATATATTGAAAATTATATTAAATTAATTACTAAGGAGTAAAATAAATATGAAAAAGGTAATCAAAGCTAATACATCTAAATATCAACCAACTGGTAAACATAATATAATTTCTGAAGATTTCCAATATATCTTAAATGAATATATTATTCCTGACCTTAAGAAGTGGTATGGTTCTAATAATGTAGTATATTATGATCTTGGTGGCATATACATTAAATGGTCAAATGAATCTAAATCTATTATCAAGATTCAAGAAATTGAAGATGCTGGAGCAAATTATGTATTTTATATTTCATTAGATGGAAATATAAAAGATATATATTCAACTGACAGCAGTGAACGAGCTCAGATGTATATTGAAGAAACTATTGAAAATTATATCAACAGTAAATGTGATGAATCTATCAATAGTTCTACAGATATAACTGCATCAACTAAATCAGGCACCACCTTCTACAAAATTACATTAGATCAAGTATTAGATTACTTAAAAAATAATGATGCTAATATTTGGATGATTAAGTCATTTGAAGAGCGTGGATTTGATTGTTTAGATATGAAACATGGATTTTGGGGTAGTAAATTAGATGACGATTCAGATGGTGGTATAGATAATGTATTATATCTATGTGTAACTGTAGGATATGATATTGAAGTTGATGGTAAATTAATTGATCCAGAATCTGCGTTTGATAACTATGATGTAGAACAATTATCAGAATATATTGAAGATGCAGATGACAGCATTTTAAAAAGATATATTACTGAAGATGATATTGAAACTCCATGGTTAGATGATTGGGCACCTGATTTGATACAAGATGGTAATTCATTTGCTGAATTAGCTACTGCTGCTAAAGATTGGATTGACATTGATTAATAATTAGGAGATTCACTATGAAATATTTATTCCTAGATGTAGACGGTGTTTTAAATTCTATATGTGATTGTCCTAATCCTTCAGATTTTAAATCTGAATTATCTGAACGGTGCATATTATTAGTTAAACAAATTATAGATGCGACTAAGTGTCATGTAGTTATATCTTCTAGTTGGAGATTAATTCCTTCGCACGATAATTACATACGACAACAATTAGCTGGATATGGTATTCAGGCTCACGACGAAACTCCTCATTCTTTAAAGTATGAAACTCGTGGTCAAGAAATAAAAGCATATCTACAGCCTAAATTTAAGTCAGGTATAGTAGAATCATTTGTTATATTAGATGATGAAAATGATATGGATGAATATACAGAAACTAATTTAGTACAGACATCGTATGTTACTGGAATTCAGCAATATCATGTTAATAAAGCAATTGAAATATTAAACAATACTAAATGAATAAACTAATTAAAAAGCTATATGATAATTCAATAGATTATCATATAGCTTTTTAATTTATGATACATATATTATTTTGATAAAATTTAGAAATGCAGTTGAAATTTAAAATATAGATTATTTGATGAATCGTTATAACATTGTGTACTCAACTACATTAATTTTTTAAGGAGGTATACATATGAGTGCAATAATTGATTCATTGATAAATATACCCACAACTCCTTGGGCAGGCTTAGGTACAACATACGAAAATGTACCAAAAAGTTCTCAAGAAATAATTGAAGGTGCTAAATTAAATTGGGATGTAGGTGCTACTAGGATGTTTACATCATTACACGAAAGAGTGCGAGACTATCATGCAATTTATCGTGAAGACAATAATGATGTGTTAGGTGTAGTTAATATTGCTAATCCTAGAATTGTTCAAAATACAGACACATTTAATGCATTAACAAAACTCATTCAGAGTGATGAAATTACAATTGATACTGCTTCCAGTTTAGGTTTGGGTGAAAAAGTTTTTGGTACTTTTAAAATCAATGAAAAATACAAAGTATTTGATGATGAAATTGAACATTATCTTGTAGTATTCAACGACCATCTTAAACCAGACGGCAAAGTTACAATTTTAAATACACCAATTAGAGTTGTATGTCAAAATACTTTGAGTGCAGCATTAAGCAGTAATTGCTTAAAATATAGAATATCATGCCCAACAGAATCTGTTTTACATGATTCACTTGCTAAAAATATATTAGAAGCTACACAACGAAGTAAATTTGCTTTAACTAATAAAGCTGAAATATTACTACAAAGAAAAGTATCAAGAGATGATATTGAAATCATCTTAGATGAGCTCTTCCCATATATTAAAACAAATGATGGATCATCTCATCAAAAAGCAAATGATACAACAGCAATGATTCGTGATACATTCGTTGAAAAATGTCTTTATGCTGATAACCTCGCTAATTATGATGGTACACAGTATCAAGTGTTCAATGCACTTACAGATTTTACTGGACATTATTATAAGAATGCTGAATATGGTCTTGATATTGATAAAAGAATGAATTTGCTTCCAGGTATGGGTGGTGAATCCCAAGCTTCGCTTGTTACTAAATTTCTTAAGATGTCAGATAAGCTTGCTGCTTAATTTAACAGTAGTTAATATTATAACTATCAAATGATATATTCCATATTTAAAACCTTCAAATTCACACGCTCACAAGGCGATGATTATAAATAAACATAAATAAAACACCTTATTTCATTTAATATGCTGATAAGGTGTTTTATTATGTTGATTATTACATTGCTTCTGTATTATCTAAATTAGTATGTAATTTTTTATATAACTTATCTAATGCTAATGGCATCATTTGTTTTAAATACTCTACAGGTAATTTTATAGGATCTAAATCTGAAATTTCTTCTAAATCTTTATCCGATAATGTTGATTCTCGAAGTATCATTTCATACATTAATAGATCTACTACATTTTCAAATTTACTATCTAAATAATCAACTTCATTATAAATTTTTTTAGGGGCTGGCATATATAGCTCTTGCTCAGATAAATCTGCCCAATACACTGCACCAAATATAGCTTTTAAACTATTTAATTTATCAATAGGTAAATCTACTTTACTTAAATCTTCATATCTAACTTGTGCCCAATGCTTACCTAGTTGTTTTCCAGCTTCTATACATAATGCACGACGAAGTGAATACTTAACTTCATTTAATTCTCTTTCAATCATCTCACCTATTCTAGGTTTAAAAAATACACCAAATGACAAATCTTGCCTATATCCTTTATGTGTATTATCACCCTTCCATTTGAACCACCACCAACATTCACAAAAATGAGTTAATGCACTTTGCAATTTATCTTCATATATAACCGTTGTATTATTTATAAATGTATGTGATGCAATATATCCAAAAAATGTATAATTAAGTTGAATTATTTGATCTCTTATGCTTATAAAACACATTCTTAGATGTTTAGGCGATTGAGGTAATATATCATATAATTCCTGAGTTATAATTTTTGTTGAATATTCTTTTGATTTCTTGATAGATTTTAATTCATCTTGACGATTCATAACATAATGTTGAACAGAATAATCTTTACCCATGTATTCAATTAATTTATTCCATTTTGTTACTGTAATCTGTGATGTACTCAATTTTTCTTCGATTTCTTTGAGTTTTTGAGGATCATGTTTAAATTCAGACTGTATATCTATATCTTTATATTTATGTAATAATTTAATATCATTATCTATGTTTAATGCAGTTAAATCTATATCTAACTGTTTACACTTATCTAAGGCTCGTTGAGTTAATTTTTCTTGAATTAGTATTAACTTATCTCCTTGATTTTGATATTCCATAAATTTATTACCCCTAAAATCTACATAAACTAATTCATAATACATTATGTAGAAAATTTTATACAAATCTAAATGTAAGACCCTTAACTGTTTTACCTAAATATGCAGAATTACTTACGCTTTCATATCCAATTCCTGTATATATTGAAGCTTGCTTCATATTATCAAATATTTGACCTGTTTCTAAACATTCAACAGGTTTTCCTTTATATCTTGGTGGTATTAATTTACCTTGTTTTATAGCTTCAATCATTATGTCACTTCTTGAACACCATTTTAAATTTTCAACACAATTATTAGTTCTATCTCCGTCAATATGAATAACGCATTGTTTATCTTCAGGATTATCTATAAAAATTTCAGCTACTAATCTATGTATAAGATATTGTTTACTATTGTATTTAGAATCATTAGATAATGAAACTGCTAAATATCCATCATTTATATGTGGAATAACTAATGTATCAGGTGTATCAAAATTTCCTAATATATTATGTTCAATAGTTCTACTTAATTTCTTGATATTTCCTTTATTTGATATTTGATAATATCCTTCAAATCCTGGAATATCTTTCCATTTTTCAACTAACAATCCAAATATCTCCTTAATATATGTTACATATTAATTATAATATATAAATCATAAGAAGTCAATAAAAATTTCAAAATTTACTAAAATTTATTTTACAATTTTGGTAAAAATTGGTGTTTTTAACTTTTGGTAGAAATTGTACTTTTTAACTTTTGGTAGAAAATGGTGAATTTTAACCAACAAAACCACCAAAAACGCCACTTTTGTACCACATTATATATAATATATATAATAAATATAATAATATATAATAAATATAAAATAAATAATTATAATTATTATAATCATCATTATGTTTTTGAATTTGATAGTATACCATTTATGTTACTAAATCGTTAAAGTATGTTGAGGGCAACTTATTTCTCAATTAAACCTGAATTTTATATAAATTTATACTTGACTTCACAGTATGTAGGGCTTATAATATAACTACATTAATAAATAAGTAGATACAAAAATCGTTGATGCAGGTGATGATTTATGTATCGTCAAGTGAACAGGGCCTGCAAACCTAATCACACCTTATTCAGATTGGTTTAGATAAATTTGATTAAGGGACGATATATAAATCATCACCTGCATTTGATTTTGATATTCATATAATTTAGAAAGGGGCTTATCTGTATGGATTTGAATGGTGCTGAAAAATCCGTTCAAAAATTACTCATATATTTACAATCTGTAGCAGATTCTGATTCTAGATTATATGATAAATCAAAACAAAAATTGAAGGGTATATCAGATATGTGTGTTGAAGTAGTTAAAACTGTATCTGACATACTCCAAACTGAGATGTTGAAAGATAATGATATTCAAGAATTTGAAAACTCTCCAGATAAAGAGTTACAATCTCAAGTTAAGATATTAAGTGATGAAGTTGATAAAATTAAAACATTTGTTCAAGTTGATAACACTCCTACTACAAATATAGAGACATTAAGTTGGACTGATGAAAATAACAATATGAAAATGACAACATCAGAAATGCGAAAAGTAGTATCAACTTATAGAACTTGTCTTTATCAATTAGCAAGATTCAACTCAAATATTAAAGTAGTAAATGATTGTTTTTCTATTATATGGAAATGGTTTGAAGCAAGAATTTTAACTAAACATGAAAATGCTCCACCATTTCATTATAATGTATATAGATTTAAAGGCATTATTTATGCTACAGTAATTTTATTAGGTTATTATATTGAACATAATGATTATGATGGATTTTTTGATATGTTCAATAATTGGATACATACACTTAATTTATCAGAAAGTAGTAATAAATGGATAGCTCCATATCAAATTTATCAATTAGAACGTGAATTAACTTATGAATATGCGAATCTAACATCTGTAGTTATTTGGGACCTATTACTTGATAATGGTTTAATGCAATTATGTAATTTAGAGAGTAAATATGATGTTTATCTACATAAGAATAAATTATGGGATATGATTGAACAACTAAATCCCAATATATTAGATAATTACATAAACTACAAAGATGATCCAACAATCTTAAGTAAATTAAATATATTATAATGTATAATAGAAAGGAGATAATATGTAAATGATAAAATTTACTCAGTTAACTGAAAAATTAAAATACCCTCCAAATTGTAAGGCAACTTTATCTACATTACATTCAGAGATTATAACATATGTAGTTAATAATTTTCAAAATACTAATAGATATAAATCAAAAGTAGTTGGAATCTTAAATACAATTTCATATTATATTGTGTTTAATAATTCATTACCTACAGATTGGTGTGCATCTAATCCTTTTGAAAATATTGAATTTATTGATTCAACTGTGTGTGAAACTGAATTAGGTAAATTATTTTTACACGTACGAGAAATATCTTGGGATGTAGAAGAAACTATAAAAACACCTATTATCAATAATGATGTTAATGTTGTACAATCTAGAAACCAACCTATATCTAAGATTGAAGCACAAATTGATGAATCTGTAAGTGAAACTATTAAATCAATTTCATCACCCGTATCTGAAGATAAATTAAATTTTTGGAATGCTATTGATGTAGATGTAAATGTTAAACCTACACCTAAAGATCATTTATATATTAAACCTCCTAGTATTCCTCAATTTGATAATAAAAATCCTTGGATGCAACAAATAATCAATAATACAATATATACAATATATAAATCGTTACCTGAAATACCTTTAAATCAAAGCCAGATATCGGTTACCACTGATGTAAACAGAATGACAACTTCTGATTTCTTAAAGTTATATCCAAATTGTTTTATTCATACTCGTTCAACTACAATGTATGAGGAACACGATGGATTAACACTTGATCCAGATGTAGGAATTATTTTACCTATTACAGGATTTAGTCCTAAACAAATTAAAGATAACATAATAAAATATCCTCATTTATTTAAGTTACTACGAAATGTTGATGGTAAAATCGTTAGTTTTTATTCTAACATAGAAATAGATGGTGAATTATACAAAACACTTGATATTTGGGACACATTACCGGATAGTAAGAAAATGCCAAGAAATGCAGAATTCATAAAAGAATATGTTGTAAGACGATATTTGCTTGAACGAGATATAAAACATATAAAACATAATTATCCAATGTTTGGAACATTAGAACCATTTTTAACATTATTTACAATCCCAGATGAATATATTCGTTTAGGATATAAAGATGTTGTTGGACAAGCTAAACAATGTGTAAAAGCTCGTGTGAGTTACAAACGATCAAGAAATCCAATAATGAGGATGGTGGATAGTAAGTAATGAAAGAATGTATATTCACAGCACATTGCACAGAACCTGTGTGTGATAAATCGTGTCCTATTTTAGCTGAAACTTCTTATCTACTTGAAAGAAATAATATTTCAATGGACAGTCAAGTTTTCAATGTACCTGAAAAAGATTTGAATTCTGCAGTTTCAGCAATAAGTAAAATAGAAATTTCAAATAATAAATTAGGTGTAATTATATCTAATGATACAATTAATACTGCTAATTTATTGACATACTGTGCAATTTGTCAAAATTGGAAAGGTAATAGATTACATTGTAATGTATATAATCTAAAATTTTCTAATCATGTAGAAGCAATTCAACGAAGTTGGTCAAGTAAATCTAATTCAGATTCATTAGAATATGAACAAATTTGGGCTACTACATCAAAGATATTAATCATTTCTAATATAGATTTTGTACAATTCAAAGATTTTCAAGCTCAAACAATGCTAAATCTAATACATTCTAGAATTGATAATAATTTAACTACTATTGTAGTAACTCCAAAATTACAATCACTTGTAGGTACAGGTCAATTTTTTAATCATATGCAATCCATATTAGGGAAGGCGGTGATTAAATGGCAGTAACTCATATTGAACTTCAAATTATATCAAAGATATTAACTAGTGATTCTATAGAAGTAGTTAACACATTATGTAGTTTTGATGATTCATATTATTCTGTATTTAAACCACATATTCAATTTATTTTGAATCACCGTCAAAAATATGATGAAGTTCCTGACATATTTACTTTTCAAGCTGAATTTCCAGACATAACATTAGTTGATGTACAAGAAAATCTTACATATTTAACAGAAGAGCTTAGTAAAAATAAACAACACATTATATTAATTGAAACATTCAATAAACTTAAAGACTTTAATTCAGGAGATGTTTCTGAAGCTTGGCAATATTTATCTAATCAATGTGATAAAGTTTCTCAATTAGATTCAACACAACCATTAGATATTGTTAAACAGAGTCAATTAAGAAGTAGTCAAATAATTGAATTCAGTCAACAATCAAGAATTCCAACAGGGTTTGATGAAATTGATAAATTAATGTACGGTGGATTATCTACTGTAGAAGAATTATTAATTATTGTTGCTAGAACTAATACTGGTAAATCTTGGGTAGGTACAAAAATGATGGAATCTGCTCAAAAACATGGTTTTCCTGTGCTGTATTATTCTCCTGAAATGCAAGGTAGTTTTTTAGGTACAAGATTTGATACTTGGAGAGGTCACTTTGAGAATAATAAATTATATCAAGGTAATTATAATGAAGAATATCACGAATATTTAAAATCATTATCTAAAGAAGAAACAAGTGCATTTATATTAGAAGATAAAGATGTATCAGACGGAACAGTCAATATTCATGTTTTGAACAATCTTGTTAAAAAACACAATATAAAATTATTGATTGTAGATGGTCTTTCATATATGGAGGACATTAATTCGGGTAAAGGTGCCAGAGATTATGAGAAATACAAGAATTTATGTTCTGATTTATTTAAACTTAGTAAACAACACGGTTGTGCAGTTGTAGTAATGATGCAAGCCAATCGTGAATCTAAGGATAATAAAGATGATAAAGGTGAAGTATTTCCTAATATTTATAATATTGAGGGTTCTGACCATCCAGGTAGAATTGCAACTCAAGTATTTGCAATGCGTCAGATATTTGATAAACACGTACTTGATATTCGTCTAGAAAAATCTAGAATGGCCAATAATCAAAAACCTGAATTTTCATATTCATGGGATATAAATACAGGTAATATGCAGTATATACCTAATGATGAAGATAATCAAATTAATAATGTCATATCACCAGTGATTTCTAATAATTCAAATATGCCGGAAATTACAGCTCCTGTTGATATTGATTTAGATGATTCTGATGATGATGTTGAATTCTAATATGTGAGGTAATCATATGAAAAAACATGTAGATATGTATACAGATGGTTCTTGTTTAAATAACCCAGGCCCTGGAGGATATGGTATCATACTTAAATATGGTGAGCATACTAAAGAGCTATCTGGTGGGTCACTTAATACAACTAATAATAGAATGGAGCTTATGGCTGTTATTGAGGGGTTGAGTGCATTGAAACAACCTTGTTATGTATCTGTTTATACTGATTCGCAGTATGTTGTTAATGGAATTATTAAGGGTTGGGCTAAAAGTTGGAGATCTAATGGATGGCGAAAATCTAATGGTGATAAAGCATTAAATTCAGATCTATGGACTGTATTGCTTAATTTAACTGATAAACATGAATGTAAATTTATTTGGTTAAAAGGTCATTCAGGTCATCCTGAAAATGAAAGATGTGATACATTAGCAAGAAACTATGCACTTAGTATAAAATAGTTCATTTAATTGTTAAGGAGTATACAAAATAATGGATGTAATTGAAATACTTGAAAAATTACAATCTGAAAATTTCATAAGATTAAATAAAATATCAAATGATTATTACCAAATTTATTGTCCTATACATAACAATGGTAATGAACGAAAACCATCTTGTGGTATACTTCTTCATGATTTATACAAGAATGGAACTAGATATCCGGCCGGATGGTGTCATTGTTTTACTTGTGGATATTCAAAAACTTTACCAGAATTAATTACAGATTTACTCAAACAAAAACATATATCTAAAAATGGACTCGATTGGCTTAAAGAAAATGTTGAAGGCTTTGAGGAAGATAATTTTGAAATTAAATCGTTAATTCCAGATAGCACTATAGCAAATTTGAATGAAAAATTTGCAGTAGACTACATTAATTCAATAACAAGACGAATTCAACCTACATATGTTTCAGAAGATGAATTGAAACAATATAGATTTACGGTTGATTACATGTATGAGCGTAAACTAACTGATGAAATTATTGAAAAATTTGATGTTGGATTTGATGCTAAATTTGTACCTAGAGGAAGAAAAAATGCTGTACCTAGTATAACATTTCCAGTCAGAGACAAACAAGGTAATACATTATTCATAGTTAGAAGGTCTATCCAAGGTAAGTTTTTTAGTATGCCATTAGATGTTACTAAGCCTGTATATGGATTGTATGAATTACCTGATAATTGTAAATCTGTAATTGTATGTGAAAGTTGTTTTAATGCTCTTACTTGTTGGGTGTATGGTAAACCTGCAGTAGCATTATTAGGAACAGGTGATCCATATCAAATCAATCAACTCAAACAATTAGGTGTAAATGAATTTATACTTGCATTAGATCCTGATGACGCAGGTATAAAGGGTACAAAACGATTAAAGCGAGCTCTTGGTAGCAATGCTATATGTTGGGAAATTGAAGGAATACCAGAAGGTAAAGATATAAATGATTTAACACTTGAAGAATTTAATAATTTAGATCTAGTATGATAATGGAGTTATAAATATGATTAATAAATTAGTGAATGTACTGGGTACACAATATGAAGTAATTATCAAAGATAATTCAGAATATGATGCTAAACTAGTATCTATGGATGGATATTGTGATACTTCTATTAAACAATGTGTAATTAGTGAAGTTCAAGAAAATGATATGTCAAAATCTAATCTAATTAGTTATCAAGATCAATTGATACGACACGAGTTAATTCATGCATTTCTATATGAATGTGGATTAGATAATTGTAGTTGGGCTGATAATGAAGAATTAGTAGATTGGTTAGCAATTCAGTTTCCAAAATTAGCCAGGATATTTACTGAATTAAATTGTATGTAATTATATTTTTGAAAATTATTTAATATAATATATTATAACCTTCAATATATTAGGGTGTGAATAAAATATGTATGATATTGAAAGTTATCATAAGTATCATTTAGATGAATATGGTACTACTTATGAAGAAATTAAAAGGATACAATTTCTTAAGAATCAATGTCAAGAAATAATCAATTATTTCTTGAATGAAAAAGGTAGTATTCGTCAATGTGAAAAAGAAACATTAATACCTAAAAGTACAATTCATAGAATCATTCATACATATATTAAATTCAATTATGATGAAGAATATAAACAAATCGTTATTATTCTTAGATACAATAAATCAAATAGATGTAAATCTAGAAAATATTGGACAGGACGGGCATTCTAATGCGTTACATTGAAATATTAGGTATCATTGCTACAATTTTAATATTAATATCTTTTGCATCTTCCAATAAATTAGTAATTAGGACAGTCAATAGTATCGGCAGTGTATTATTTGTTATATATGGTATAGCAATAGGTGCTACCAGTGTATGGTTATTGAACGGATTATGTATAATATTAAATATTTATAAAATATATAAGGAGACAAATACAGATGGCAGATAGAGCGTGGATGTTACGACAAGATGGAAAAGCATTTCCATTAATACATCATCTATATACAATGCAAGATGAAGATTTAAGTTCAGAAGCTGAAGTTGCAGCATTTTTAGTTAGTACAAAATCTAAAGATCAAGATTTAGCAAAATATGTTTTAGATTCTTGGATGGCATTGTTACTTGAAGATGTTGTATCTTTTAATGATACTCCAGAAGATATCATAGATAAATTGATTAATCAATTAAACAATTTACCTTATAAATTTTTATATCCTATAAGTGTTGAGAAATTATTAAATATTCATACTGCACAAAGTAATTTTGATGATTTTGATACATTATACGATTTTATTGATGAAATAAATATTAAATTAAATGAAATTCAATCTGAAATTAAATATTCAATCAATCAACAATTTTGTAGAGTTAGATTTGGTGGTCAATACAACAGTGCTGCTACAAACAATGAAATTTGGTTTAGAATTAGCAGTACATGTTATAATTGGGCAAATACTATCTATACATTTACTACAGAAAATAAGCGTAAGCTTAAAATTGATAATGTTACAATTTGTAGAGATTATGAATCTGACTATGGAGATGTAGACGGTAACCCTGAATATTTTTATACTGCAAAAGACGGCACACCATATCTTCATATGCCTATTGAAGAATACTTAGTTGAAGAGCACGAGCATAATCCTGTATTTTCTACAACAAATCTGAATAGAGGTGTACTTGCTACCATTAAGAATAATTTAAGAGCAGGCGATACTTGGTATAATATAATGTCTGCATTAGATGTATCTAATGTTAGATTAAATTATGAATTACATCCTAAATTGGTTAGACAAGAAAAGAATAATTGTATTGTAGGTTCAGAATATTTAGATTCGCTTGCCACTAGATCTAGAATGAGAATGGAACGAATTATTCGTTCTATTAAAGCTGTATATCCTGAGATTACAGATGTTGATATTGAAAACAGTTTTTCTCATGAAAATACTAAAGGTAAAAATGTTGGTAGCGAATTGATTTTCAAAATTTATTCAGAAAATCCAAAGATCAATGAATTAGAAATGAATGTAGTTATAACTAAGGATATTGGTCAAACAGATGTTGGAACTATATTCCGAAAATTTAGAAAAGAATATGAAGAATATAAGCAATTTATGGAGATATAACGCCAAATATTAATAAACTATTAATGAACAATTTCGGGTATTGACTTTTTTAGACAAATCGTATATAATATAGCTGTAGGTTAAATCAATATTATTTATAGCTTACATTTCAAAATAGATCAAATCATATCAAGAAGTATCAAAGTAAAGGAAGTAAAGATTATGTCTAACCAATTCAAAACTACCTATAGGTATCTTAAAACTGCAACCCATTATACTAAACCCTTATCTTATGATGAATGGCTCAACATAGCTGATGATCTTAAGGTTGGGGTTTTATTTGTGCAATTTTATGAACAAATCAGTCTTGCTTGGTACAAATTAAGAACAGCAGCTGCTGTTGAGGAAGAATGTGTTAGCGAAGTATTAGCTTATCTAACAAAGAATGTATATGGTACAGGAATACAAAAATTACATTCTACTAATTTAAAAAATGCTAGATCATTATATAAAGATGAAATTAAGTCTATTCATCTCCAACGAGCTGAGCAATTTCATGCTTATGATATAAAAAAGTTAGAAGTTATGAAAGGAAGACCACTTACAATCAATCAAAAAATTGAATTACTTAGTCCTCAAGAACGATTAACAGATGATGAAATCATAGGTATGCTTAAGGACAATGAAAAACTTGAGCTAAAATTTGACCCCGAAACTACAAAGATAACAAAACAACGATTTAGACCTGCATATATTTATCAAGTTGCATCTAATTGTTTGTATTGTAAGAGCATTGATCCATATAGTGGTCAAGCTAAGAAAACATCTTGGTACAATAATGTAACTAGTAATATAATTGTATTAGATTATGGGTCTGAGGATGAAATTGATATATTTGATACAACTTCATGTCCGACAAATCTTGAAGATGATTATGAGTATACTACATGTAATGATAAATTTTGGAAATTAATTGAGGATACTAATAAGGATACTAAATCAGTTATAAACCACATTTTAAATGGTGATATACTAGATTCAGAAATAGAAGATAAATATGATATTATACTTAAAGATTTAAGATCTATGATTGAAAGTCGTCTTACACCGGATGAAATCATAACATTATTGTCATAACATACAAATCGTTAATACATATGTAGACATTTTAGGAAGGAGTAATAATATGAACGATATTAGACGAGATAAGATAGCAGATTTATGCAAAAAATTAGAATCTATTCAAGAGGAAATCGGTAGTATTCAAAATGAAGAACAGGAATGTTTAGACAATATGCCTGAGAATCTTCAATCTTCCGAAAGGTGTGAAGAAATGGCAAATGCTGTAGATGAAATGGATATGGCTATAGATTCTATAGAAGAGGCATTGATTGATCTACAATCAATTATAGAATAATTACATACTTGGAGGTACATATGAATAATAAAAAATTAACAGTAAAACAATCTGGTAAACCTTCTGAAAAAGTAAATTACGATTCACCTATTTCAGACAGAGATTTTGATTGTTGTGATCATACACAATATCAAGTAGCCACTGCAATTGCAGATTTACTAATAGCATTGGGTGCAGATCTAAATTCAGAAGGTTTAAAAGAAACACCTCATCGTGCTGCAAGATATTGGATTGAGCTTACAGAAGGTATGCGATATACAAATGAAGAAATTGCAAATATGTTTAACAAGTGTTTTGAAGCTCCATCAGATGCAATGGTAGTTGAAAAAGATATTGATATATTTTCACATTGTGAGCATCACCTGGCTTTGATGTATGATATGAAAGTAGCAATTGCTTATATACCTAATAAGAAAGTAATTGGTTTATCAAAACTTGCTAGAATTTCAGAAATGTGTGCAAAGAGATTGCAACTTCAAGAACGAATTGTATCTGATATCTATGAGGTACTTCGTATCATACTTGATACAGATGACATCTATATTCGTATTGAAGGTAAACATGGATGTATGACTGCACGAGGTATTAAGTCTACAAATGCTAATACTGTATGTCAAGGTATTCATGGCAGATTTGAATCTGAACCGGAACTTAGAGCTGAAGCAATTGCACTTATGAAATAAATTCACGTAAGGAGGTCAAAAAAAATATGCCAAGTAATATTAAATTTGAATTCACACCAGAACAACAAACAGCAGTAGCTGAATATTTAGGTAAATCGTTATCTAATTTGGAAGATTATCAAATTTGTGAACTTCTAGATGAATTCATTGACGAAGTTTGTTTTGGTTGATGTAAATATGAATAGGAGGTTAACATAATGCGAGTAACTCGACACGAAGAATTTGAAGCAGCTCATATACTTACTGGGTATGATGGTGGATGTGGTAATCTTCATGGTCATAGCTATAAAATTGAGGTAACATTTGAAGGTCAGCAAGATGCATCTAATTATGGATTTGTAGCAGATTTCAATATATTA